CAAACGAGTTTACCTTTACAACATCTGGTGGAACTGAGGATCTTTATCTAGGAACTGCTTTAACAGTATTAGGTGATAGAACATATCGCTTTAACGTAGCAGACTCAAGTATGAGTAGTTTGGCATTCAAACTCTCTGAGACTGCAAACGGTGAGTGGGGTCCTGACGGAACTGCAGGTAACTCTGATGATGGTACTGAGTATGCTACAGGTAAGACCACTAACGGAACTGCAGGTTCTAGTGGTGCTTATGTTCAGTACGATCTAACTGCAAACACAAGTTTACCCTCTTCTCTATATTACTATGAAGGAACAACTGGAACTGCTGCTAACGCAAACTTTGGAGGAACCGACAGGTTGCTCACTACGTCGGGTTCATATAGCTATGACTCTATTTTCGTATACAATGTTTCTGGGACCTGGGTAGACAACACAGATACCTTTACATACAACGGTGTAACTTATACTGTTACCAGTCAGACTGCAGGTCCTTACGGATTTGTTCGTGACTACACAGGAACTGCTCTATATGTTGTTCTTGGAGAAGGTTCTGCGAACATCTCTGGTTCGGATACTTTCTTAGATAATCCTGTCTTAACAACTGGTGCTCGTTCTACTGTGACAGTTTCTTCTGTTACTTCTTCGGGTGCAACTTTAGAGACTAAGCATTACCTTCGTAAGGATAATGCTATCACTGCGAATACTACAGAAGAGATCAAATCTCTTGTTATTGGACCAGGGCAAACACTGGTCGTTGAGAACAATGACGCAGATTGTTCGTTTACATTAGTTGGTTTTGAAGACAGTTCTGCTGGATTCACTACTCGTGCTTATGCTCAAACTGCAGGAACTTCTGGTTCTGGCGGTGGAAGTTAAACCCCAATAAATAATCAAAAGCAGTAATAGGAAATGTCCCTAACTAGACTAAAGAATATTATTACGTCCAGAACTGGACGTATTATCTATGTCAACCCTGACGATTTCGATGCATCCGATGCTATCGATAACAGAGGTAACTCTGCTTTGCGTCCATTTAAATCGATCCAAAGGGCATTCCTAGAAGTAGCAAGATTTTCATATAGAGTTGGTTTAAGTAATGACGAGTTTGATGCTTTCAGTATCATGCTCTATCCTGCTGAGTATGTTGTAGATAACAGACCTGGAGACGTATTATATACAAACGTTGCACCTATTGATGCAAACTCTAACCTAGACTTAACCTCACCAAACAACGTATTATACAAGTATAACTCTGTTGAAGGTGGCATCATCGTACCTAGAGGTTGTTCCCTCGTTGGTACTGACCTCCGTCGTACAAAGATCATTCCAAAATATGTTCCATACCCTACAACTTATGCTGCGAAGGGTATCAACACAGAAGACCAAGTTCCTCCTAGAACTGCAATCTTTAAAGTAACTGGTGGTACATATTTCTGGCAGTTCTCTTTCTTTGACGGTGCTGAAGAAGGTGTATATTTCAAACCTGATAGTGTAGAGACACTTGCACCTAAGTTCTCACACCATAGATTAACTTGTTTTGAGTTTGCTGATGGTCTTAACCCTCTTTCCAAACTTATTACTGATGGTACAGTTCCGAACACAGACTATTCTGCTGTTCCTAACATTCTTGAAAGAACTGACCTAGAGATTTATTATCAGAAGGTATCGAAAGCATTCGCAACGATTCCTGATACCTCTGGCGATCCTGCTGCTGACCAGATTCAACCAAGGGTCGAAGAAAATAGAATCGTTGGACCGATTTCAGATGAATACAGAGTCTTACAGATCACAAGAAATGGACAGACAGCAACGGCTGTCACTGTTGACGAGTTTGATAATCCCAGGGACCACGGATTTTCTGTTGGTGTTAACATCAACGTTAGTGGTGTTACAGGATCAACTGGACCGCAATCCGAAGTTGATGCAGGACTTTATAACGGAAGTTTCACGGTCACATCCGCATCTGGTAACGTGTTCACATACCAAATGCAAGGAGAACCAACAGGAAACGCTGTAGGTTCTAATATTACTGTTAAGACTGAGATTGATACTGTTGACTCAGCATCACCATACGCATTCAACCTATCACTAAGAAGTGTGTGGGGTATGAATGGTATGCACGCTAATGGTAGCAAGGCAACTGGTTTCAAATCAATGGTTGTTGCTCAGTTCACTGGTTTGAGTCTTCAAAAAGATGATAGAGCATTCGTAAGATATAATCAATCAACTGGAAACTATGATGCTGCAACATCTGGTGATGGTGCACACCTAGACGGATTTGCTGAGTATAGAAAAGGATGGGGACATGAGCACATCAAGTGTTCTAATGACTCATTCATTCAGGCAGTTTCTGTGTTCGCTGTGGGATACTTTGGTCACTTCACTGCTGAAAGTGGTGCTGACATGTCAATTACGAACTCTAACTCTAACTTTGGTAACACAGCGTTAAGAGCAGCAGGATTCAAAGCAAAGTCATTCTCGAAAGATAAAGCAGGTGCAATCACACACATCATTCCACCTAAAGCACTCAATGTCATCTCTACTCTTGCGAATGGTTCTAATGGTACTAACACTATCACTTTAACTTCTGCAAAAGTTGGTGATGCTCTAGGTATTATTCAAGGTATGACTGTATCAGGAACTAACATTCCTGCAGGTACAACTGTTGGAACGGTCAATACAAACACTGGTGCTATTACACTTAATAACACTCTCTCTGGAAACATCGTATCAGGTAATATAATCTTTGGCGAAGAAACTTCTGTTAACTGGGTTAACATTGATATTCAAAGGACTAAGGTCGTTAACGCATCGCTCGCAGGTCAAGGCGGTACCCCTGGAACTAGACTCTATCTCTACGGATATACGACTGAAGCGTCACCTCCTACAACTAGAGTGCAGGGTTTCACCGTTGGTGCACGTCAAGATGGCACAGGTGCGAGTGCTATTGCAGACAAAATCAACTGTCTCTTAGTTGCAAATGGTGCAACGACTGCAACAACACAAGGAGCAAGCATTTCACCTTATGGTCCTAGTGTATCTGGACTAGCAGCAGGTGTAGCAGGATCACCGATCCAGTATGATAGTGCAACATATACAATTAATGGTGTAGCAGGTTCAGTTGGTGGTTGGTATCTAAGTGTTACAGCAAACTCTGAAATCTATCAAACTTTATCTACAAATACGCAATATAATAACGTAAACTTTACTCCGAGTACATTCCTTAAGAGAATCCCTGACCCTCGTGACTTACAAGATAGAACTTATCGTGTAAGAATGGTCATTGATAAGGACAAGTCTAATCCTCTACCTAGAGATCCTATCTCTGGTTTCGTAATGCAACCTTTGAATAGTGACACTACAACATTCAACTTAACTAAATGTTTCTACATCTATGATATTGAAATCGTACAACCATTTGAAAGAGGTGTCAATGATGGTATCTATTATCTAACATTATTGTGCGGTTCTATTGCACCAAGCACATCTAACTTTGACAATAGAAAGTTCTCACAGAACGTCAACGAAGTTTATCCTACATTCGATAGAGATAACCCAGTTGCTGATCCTCTTCCTGCAGTTTCTGTTGCTGACAATGTTATTATTGGTCTCGTCAATGCTACTGATGGTGCAACACCAACTCCTGCAAAAGATCCCAAGAGATCTATTACTAAGGAAGGTATTCAGTTCCTTCTAACTGATACAGGTTGGACTCAACCTGGTACTACACCAAACTATGACTCAAACAACGCAAAACTCTCAAATGTGCAACTTACTGCACGGGCTGGCGATGAAGAGACACGAAAAATTAAGATTCGAGAAAATAATGATGGAACAGTCGCACCGATCAATGTCGAGTTTAGACGTCACTCCATCCTCAGATCAGGTAATCACACATTTGAGTACCTTGGTTTCGGACCTGGAAACTATAGTACAGCGTTCCCTCAAACACAGGTAGAGACTCTAACTCAAGAACAGATCCGATTCTCTCAGTCTATTAAAGAAGAAGGAGGAGTTTCATTCTACTCTGGACTTAACTCTAACGGTGACCTATTCATTGGTAACCAAGTTATCAACCCTGTTACAGGTCAGATCACCAATGAAGATATTGCACAGTTGAACGTTGTTGGTGAAGAGAACACAACTATTCAGACATTCTCTGAGTTGGTTCTTACCGATAAACTAACTGTTCTTGGTGGTGCATCTAACCAGTTAGAATCTATCTTTGCAGGTCCTGTTACATTCCAAGGTCTATCAACCTTTACGAATAACGTTCAAGCAAGAAAGATTTCTTACTATAACCAAGATGGTACTGTTATTAAGCAAACCTTACTAGCACCTGCATTAGCAAATGGACAACCAGACTTTAGCAATATCACCAACTACGATACACCTTCTGATGGTGACCTTGTTTATAATATTAACTGGACACCTGGGAAATCTCTTGGTTGGATTTATTACGGTGCCGTATGGAAAGAATTTGGTCTTACAGATACTGGCGAGATCAATATTGATACTTTTAATAACACTCAACATATTGGTATTGGTACTGCTGCGGTATCTGGATTCAGAGTTGGTATGTTGGGCAACGCAAAGGTTGACGGTGACTTAGTTGTTACTGGACGAGGTGGTGTTGGTGCTGACAAGTATATCACTAAGACATACACAGGAGACGGTACCACTCTAACGTTTGCTGTAACTACATATAGTGGAACCATTAAGCACTCTGACGATTCACTATTAGTATTCCTTAATGGTGTAGCACAGATTGCAGGAACCAACTACACAGTTGACTCTAACGGAGCAAACGTTGTATTCTCCTCTGGTGATGCTCCACTTGCATCAGACACTGTTCACATCTTAGAACTACCTATCTAATCACATGGCAATTTCAAGAGTAAGTGGTAATCAAATTGCCACTAGTACACAAGCAATCGTAACAACTTTAAGTTTCTTAAATACTAACTCAGTTTTAAGAATCCCTGCAGGTACTCAAGCACAAAGACCTACTGGTGTATCAGTTGGTACACTAAGATTTAATACTGATCTTGACTCTGCAGAGATCTACAAAGCAGATGATGGAACGGGGTCTGCAGGATGGTCACCCGTTGCAGGTGGTGGACCGAGTTTAGGAACTGATAGTATTATTAGAACAAACAATAGTGTAATCGCAGAAAACCTTACAGTTGGACCAAGTGCTAACAATGGTGCTGAGTTTACCAACGGAATGAGTGCAGGTCCTATCACAATTAATTCTGGTTTCACTGTTACAGTGGAGTCAGGTGCATCGTGGAGTGTTAGATGAAGGTACGAGCACAGAATTTACAAGGATTAACACCAGGATTCACTGTCACATTAGATCATGATAGTGACTTTGCATTTAAAGGTGGAGCAGAACTAAGAATCACAGGTTCTCAAAACTCTTTACCCCTACCATATGGTACAACTCAACAGTTCAATGATGCAGTGATTAATAAATCACCTAACAGAGGATATGTAAACGGGCAGGTGAGATTTAATACGGGTAATAATAGATTAGAAGTTTACAACAACGGAATTTGGGCAGGTTAATAGTAGAGGATGGGGACGTCCCCGACTTGACATTATATCAAAATCGCATTACAATATGTGATAAGTGTGAGTACAAATCACCTATTGGGATCTGTACTAAATGTAACTGTGTACTCGCAGTGAAGGCACGCTTCCCAATATTCCACTGCCCGATCAATAAATGGTAATGAGTCCTTTTGCTTCTCAGTTTGGAGGCGAACCAGTAATCACTAAATCAACTCATCATGATAACTTTATCAGTGAGTTTGAAACAAACATAGACTGTCAACAAATCATTGATTATTATCACTACATTGCAGATAATGGTTTGACTATCAAGAGACACGCAGAGAAAGGTGCTGCTGATTCTCAAATCTTTATGCATGAGTTACCAGTAGAGTACTTTCATGATAATCTATCTCGATCAGTCTTCCAACGTTGGAACTATCTTACTGAACAGGCACTGAGAGAATATGTACTCAAGTATGATATTCTGGTTGGTCGTAGGTTTCAACATACGATGGCAAAACTCCAAAAGACAGAGCCAGGACAGGGTTATCACGCATGGCATTATGAATCAACACCTGCAGCACCATATCGTAAGTTAGCAACTATGATCTATCTTAACGATAATTTTGAAGGTGGTGAAACAGAATTTTTATATCAACATTGCAGAATCACCCCGAAGGCAGGTAAGTTCGTAATATTTCCATGTGATTGGTCATGGACACACAGAGGTAATCCTCCCCTAAATAATGATAAGTATATTGTTACTGCATGGGTAGAAGAGTATCCAACCCCAGGGCAATAAATAGAAATACTATAACCTGTTTAAATGAGCAAACTTACTGTAGGTAGTATCGGTGGTATACCTGCATCACTCAATCAAGCATCAATTCCTGCGGGACATACGTTACAGATAAACGGTAATGTATATCATGATGGGACTGGTGCAATGCGTCTGCCTACAGGAACGACTGGACAAAGACCTTCATCACCTACTACAGGTTACATAAGATGGAATACATCATTAGGAGCAGTAGAAGTTTATAACGGAAGTACATGGATACAATATTATGGAGAGAATGGTACATCCAACGCACCATTTACATCACTAGCAAACTTATCCAGTGCTGACCCTGGATCTGGATATTGGTATATTAAGTTTGATGGAACTAATATAGAAGAAATATATGCATATAAAGATGGGAATGGTAGTTATTGGGTCATGGTTGCATCTATTACAGATAATACTTCACATGGCAGTTACACAGGTGGTTCAGATACATGGTATGGTAACTGGACAACTTCATCAACTACTGGTAATGCAAGAGCAGCAATGGCAAATGACTTTAAGTCAAACCATTATAGAGGGTGGACAGCAAATGATGTATTGATTATGCAAGGGTTTGCTACATCTGGTACACCTTATGATACATCTACTGATGTTGGATACATCACTGGATGCTTCACTAACAGAGGTGGAAACATGCATGCGATGTTTAACTCACACATATCCCTATCCAACCATAGTAATATTGGTGGTACAATAATCCCAGGAATGGTATTCTTAAAAGGATCAGCATCAGCATCAGACAATAGATATAGAGGTAGTAGTGCAGGTGAACTACAACCTGTAAATTCTTGGCATCTATCACCCGCAAACTGTGAAAACTATACCTTTAGTATGATCAATGCTCTTGGTTGTTCATCTACAGGATGTAACGTTGAACACCATGCATGGGTAGGACAGACAGGAAACAACTATTCAAACCAAAACTTCCCAGAACCTAACTGGTCTGGTGATTGGGGGATAAATAATCCTGGCTCCGAAAACCATATGTATTGGTTATTCTTTTACAAGTAAGACATGAGTACTCTAAACGTTAACGAACTACACGCATCCTCGATGAATAACTTCGAGATCAATTTCGATGATGGAGAGTCATTGATCGTTAATGGTACTTGCAATTTAGATCCCCTATCAAATTTTAAGTTACCTACAGGAACTACAGCACAAAGACCTTCATCCCCTAGTACAGGGATGATAAGATTTAATAGTGAGTTATTACAAGTAGAAGTTTGGAATGGTAGTTCATGGTTACAAGTTGTAAAAGCATCATCAGGTGGTAATAATGGTGGAACTCCTGCTACAGCAGCAGCAAATGTTCAAGAACTTATGGATGCAGGTGTTGCTGCTGACGGTAACTACTATCTAAACCTAGATGGTACAATCCGTAGATACTTCATACCTGTCAATAGTCATCCGTATTA